CAGATTTAGCATTAGAACTTGTAGCAACCGGTGAGAAAGCTGGTCTATGGGGAACAATAACAAATACTAATTTACAGGTATTACAACAATCAACATCAGGAGTAATTGATGTTGCAATGACAGATGGTTCATCAGATGTTACGTTAGCCTTATCAGATGGTGCTACATCAAACGGTAAAAATATTTATTTAAAATTAACAGGCACATTACAAAGGAATCAAACTTTAATTATACCTGCATCCACAACAGGTGGTACGGCAACAAGAATTTATATAATTCAAGATGCAACCAATAGAACTACGGCTGATAAATTTACTTTAAGTATTAAAACAGCGAGCTCATCAAATCCTATAGCTGTTCCTGTTGGATCTACGATGTTAATTCACTCTAACGGTACCGATGCAAGATTAGATATATTACAAAAAGGTAACTTTGCAATCACATCCAGTTCTATCACTGCTTACACCGCAGTTGCTGGTGATAATTTATTAATAGATACACAAGCAGCTCAAGTTACAATCACACTACCAGCATCACCAACCATGGGTGATGAGGTTAGTATTATGGATGTATCAGCATCAGGAGGTTTTGGAACTAATAAAGTTATTGTAAATAGAAATGGTTCTAAAATTAGAAACGGTACATCTAATTTAGATCTAACAAGTAATAATCAATCAATTAAATTAAGATTTACAAACGCAGACAAAGGTTGGCAATACGTATACAACCAAACTACATAGGAGTAATAGATGCTTACGAAAATTAAGTTTGCTCCTGGAATCGACAAACAAGATACAGCAGTTGGGGCAGAGGGTCGTTGGGTAGATTCAGATAATGTGAGATTTAGATATGGACTACCAGAAAAAGTTGGTGGTTGGCAATCTCTTTTAACAGATACAATAGTAGGTGTAGCAAGAAAACAACACGCATTTGTTGATACTGATGGCAATAGATATGTAGCCATTGGTACAGATAAGTTTTTATTATTATATTTTGAGGGTCAGCTATTTGACATAACTCCTCTTGCAACTGCGATCACAGGTGCAACATTTACTTTTAACGGAACGACAACCGTAACTCTTACAACATCTGCAGATCACGGAATAGCTGTGGGTGACATAATCAGATTAAGTGCAACAACTCTACCAGGTGGTACAACAGGTGTTACAACAGCAACATTTAATGACATAAACTTTCAGGTTCTATCCGTTCCAACTTCTAAAACTTTAACTATACAGGCAGCGACAGCTGGTTCGTCATCCACTGGTGGATCAGTAACTATCACTCCTTACGAGGTGGTGGGTCCTGCAGCACAATCATATGGCTATGGTTTTGGTATTGGAAATTATGGTGGAACTATTACCGGTGTTGCACAGACAGAATTAGATGGATCGTTGAACGCGGACACTGCTGGTACAGGTGGATCTGGGACCGCGGTTACAGTAGATTCGACTACTGGTTTTCCATCTTCAGGAACCATATTAGTGAATAGTGAATTAATCACATACACATCAACAAATTCCACACAATTTTTAGGTATTACCAGAGGTACAAATGGAACGGCAACTGCCGGCACATCAAACGGTCAGGCACACTCAACAAATGCAACAGTGCAGAATGCAACTTTGTTCTCAGGTTTTGGTAGTGCAGTGCAGGCATCTACCGTAACTCTTGAGCCAGGACTTTGGTCCTTGAGTAATTTTGGTGAAGTATTGGTCGCAACTGTTTCAAATGGTAAAACTTTTACTTGGAATGCGGGAGCTGCTAACCCAACAGGTAATAGAGCGTCAACATCAACAGCTGGTTTTGCAACAACAAACAATCCAACTGCAACTAGAGTTACACTAATATCACCAACAACACGTCACTTAATTCATTTTGGAACAGAAGAAACTATAGGTTCACCCGCAACACAGGATGACATGCTTATAAGATTCTCTGTTGATGAAGATATAAATAATTACACACCAGAGGCAACAAACACAGCCGGCACACAGAGATTGCAAGATGGCACAAAGATCATGGGTGCATTAGTTGCAAAAGAAAATATTCTGGTATGGACAGACAATGCATTGTATGCAATGAAATTTGTTGGTGCACCATTTACATTTGGATTCGAACAGGTGGGTACAAACTGTGGATTGATTGGTAAGAATGCAGCCATAGAGATTGATGGTGTTGCATACTGGATGGGTAACAATGGTTTCTTTTCTTTTGATGGTACAGTAAATACATTACCTTGTTCTGTTGAGGATTTTATCTATGATGATATAGATACAACAAAAGGTCAACAGATCTGTGCAGGTATAAACAATCTATTTACAGAGGTTATCTGGTGGTACCCAACAGCTAGCTCTACATTTAACGATAGGTATGTGGTTTATAATTACGGACAGGACAATGCTAATCTACCTATGGGTAATTGGTATACAGGTACAAATACAAACTCGATAAGAACAACATGGATTGATTCATTGGTTTATCCAAAACCATACGCTACAGCTTTTAATAGTTCTAACACAGGCACATTTCCTGTAATTCAAGGCGAGACGGGATTAGGTCAAACCGTATTCTTTGAACATGAGATAGGCACAGATCAGGTTAATCCTGATGGAAGCACAACAGCTTTAACTTCTTTTATAAAATCATTTAGTTTTTCATTACAAAAAGATCAGAGTGAGGTATTTCTTGCGATGCGTAGATTCCTACCAAACTTTAAAGTATTGACAGGTAACAATTTAATAACTGTGGCCATAAAAGATTTTCCATCAGACTCTGATAGTGTAACAACTCTGAGTCCTTTTACAATTACATCTAGCACAACTAAAGTTGACACCAGAACCTAAAAAAGAATATAGTGAGGACAATCAAAGACAGATAAACAGAGCTTTATCTATATTAATAGAACAATTAAACTCAACATATCTAACACAACAGAAAGAGGACCAGGAGAGATTTACCTGGTTAGGATTAGGTTAATGGCAAATATATATAAGAATGATAAGGTAAGTCTAACAACTACAGATCTTACAACTCTGTATACGGTGCCATCAAATTCTAGAGCTATTGTCAAATCTTTATTAGTATCTGAGGACAATGGTGGTGCAGCTGTTGTCAAAGCAACATTAACCAATGCATCAGGCACAGCGTTTGTGATAGATAATGATATAGATTTAGCTGCTAATCAGAAAGAACAGGTTTTAAGTGAGCCCTTAATTATGCAGGAAAGTGAGATATTAAAGGTGCAGGCTACCAGCGGTCAGGTAGATGTTATAGCATCAATATTAGAGATTAATAGGGAGGACAGATAATGCCATTTGTAGAGCAAGAAGAAGGCTATGAAGAAAAGATAGTGGAGGGTAAGACAGTCAAGGTTTATAAACCTAGGGTAGAGGTGACCATAAAACACCTTAAAACAGGCAGAGAATATCTGTCTGATAAAGAGGCAGAGGATGATGTAAACAGCCCGGTCACTGACACGACCAAAGAGGATAT